ATCGTGCCAGCTTCATGTAGTGCATCGAGTGGGGACTTCCATCCCCTGCTTAGACATTCAAGTATTTTTGCTTTTTGTGACATGATTAGCTCCTTTTTAATTGGTCAACTGTTTCAGTTACTTCTGCTAAAAAATTAATAATCTCTGTTTCCATGTTGGTTATGAACTCTGCATCACGTTCTACACGTATAACAACAAGCTGTAGGTTGTCTGGGAATGTTGGGTTGTAGCTTACAAAGTCGCACCACCTAGCACCAGTACAAGCCATTTGCATTTGCATCTGGGGGATATACTTTGTAGGGGCTTTCTTAGTAAGCAAAGTCTGACCATGTGCTGTTTGCCCAGGACATTTAATCTCGATTAAGCCGTAGTTGCCAACAAGACCATCTGGGCTTGCACCTGCCATTTCAATGCTTGGATGTTGGATAAAGCCCACTTCCGTTACAAATACATCGTTTAAATGCTCATAGGCGGCACGTGCTAGGGGCTCACGCTCTGTTCCAGTATCCATTGATGTGTTGGTATAGGTTTCCTCTTTTAAACCCGTTAGACGTTCACAAACGAGTTGCCAGCGATAATTAGCACGACTAGCAGACTCCCCTGTTTTGACTGTAGCTAATACATCGGCTACTTTGCTGGCTGTTACTTTGCCTATGCGATCAGCAAACCATTCGGCTGTGCGTTGTTCATTCATTTTGATTCACCTTCAAATAATGATTTCATTTCATCTTTGGCAGCAATGATCTGCTTGGTGGCTGCAGCATCGTTTTGCACTTTAGGGTAAACGTCTTTAAATGCTTTTAGTAATTCATCAAGTGACTTGGTGTCGGTTATTTGTTTTATTAATGCTTGTATATTAATTGTCGGTTTCTCTGGTTGTTTTTGTTGGTGTATTGCATTAACCACTTCATTTGCCGAGGCAAACTCTGTGCCGCCAATACCGAACGCTGCCAAGGCTCTGCCTATTGCTGATGTTTCGCAGTTCTCAACGTAGCTGGTGCGGTTGATTTGGCTATTGGCCCTAAACTCTTGGGCGTGACCGTTAGCGATCAGGCGGCTGTCCTCGTTTAGTATGCCAGCTTCAACAATGCACTCATCTGCATCAATCTTAATGATCTTAGTTTGGATGGTGTACTCTGGGTAAAACTCTCTAAATCGTGCAACACGACTAGCAACCGTTTCGTAAGCCTTACCATGTATCTCAACAAATCCTGTTTTTGACATTTTCATTCTCCTAAAGATTAATTTCGGTGTCAGCAGGTAAACCTTTAAGGTCTAAGAAGTCTGCTAGTGCGTCACCAGATTCAAGTAGTTCAATTAAAGCTGTGCCGTTGCATATTGAGTAGTTGCTGTATAAATACTCGCTAAACTGTTTTTGCAGATCGGCTTTGTGTTCTTGGTATTCGTTAATGGATAACTCATCCATCACCTCTGCTTGGAATTGTGCCTGGCACATATTAAGCTCCTATCAGTAAGTAAAGAAAAGCAAGCATGGCCATGCTAAGGACAAAGCAAACACCTTCTATTGCTGGTGTCCAATCTTTTTTAGGTTTGTGGTTTTTATAGTCAGTCATTATTTACTCCATCGCTAGTTCTAAAAGCCAAGCTGCGTGTTTGTTGGTGTCGTAGTTTTCATCAACAAAGTATGCTATTTCGCTTATGCGTTTATTGTAAAGGTCACGAATACGACCCAGCTTATCGTCATTAGCATCGTAAAGAATCACCAGCACCTGGTCGGTGATGATGTCTAGTTCCTCAACGTAGTCTGATAAGTTTGGTGAGTTAATTAAGAACTGCTCAACTAGATCGGGAATGTTGCAAGGTATGGTTTCAGAAAAATCATCATCAAATTTTGCTCTAACGTATTTCATAATAGTGTCCTTTGTAGGGGCTTGCGCCCCGTTAATTATTCGTTGTCATTCATTACATAGTTGAATAAAACAAACTTGGCACGATTAAGCGTTTGTCTTGCTGACTCATCCATACCAAACTCAATCTCTTGTTGTGCATCAGACATCATGCTTGCAACAACCATTAAGTAATTGCCAGTCATTTTTGCTGAGATGTCATTGTCTAAGGATTTGCGTAAAGACTGTGATGTGCAGCCGTAGCATTGCATATCCCATTCAATTTGCTCTTGAGTTTGTGTTGAAATTGTTGCTGTAGTCATTTTGTATCTCCTTTAAATCGCACCTGCTTGGTACGTGAAAGAACTATAAATGATGTAAAACTAAAATGCAACCTATTTTATAAATATATTACATTTATTTTTAATTTAAATTATAATGCGGTTTTAGGAGAGCAATATGGAAACACAATTAGAATATGTAAGACGCAAGCTGAACGACCCTAAGATGAACATCAAAGCGGTGGCAGCAGAGATTGGCATTAACCGTTATCGCCTGGACAAAATAGCTAGTGGTGGTGATAGCAGCTATGCTTTGATTGAATCGCTTTATGTGTTCTTTAAGGCCAGCAATGAGTGAACACGCTGAACAGGTCGCAACCGTTACTTGGTTTCGCTATCAATACCCAAAGTTTGCTAAATGCTTGTGGGCGATCCCTAACGGTGGTGTCCGACATATAGGCACAGCAGTTAAGTTAAAGGCAGAGGGTGGCATGGCTGGAGTGCCTGACTTATTCTTAATGATCCCTGCAGCCGATTATCATGGATTATTCATTGAGATGAAGGTTAAGGGCGGTAAGGTGTCCAGCAGCCAGAAAGAGTTTATGACTGTGGCTACTGCTATGGGTTATAAAGCTGTTGTTTGTTATGGGTTTGATGAAGCTAAACAAGCAATAAATGATTACTTTACAATTAAATCTATTTAAATTAGTATGACTTATCGGCATTGACACCCGATACCAAAAAAGGAACGTATCAAATGACATTCAATTTTCAGTATTTTTTCACTAGCGGAGTCGGTAACTATCCGTTTGCGTTCCTGCGTGGTTTTTACTTGCTGGGCAGTCAATCCAGCCCGCTACTGAAAGGATATTGAAATGCACTACTATCAATTTAATATAGGTGATTATCGTGCAGACACAGCGCACTTATCTATATTAGAACATGGCATATACAGACAGTTAATCGATTGGTATTACTTAGATGAAAAACCAATACCCAAAGAAACCCAAGTGGTTATGCGTAGGTTACGTTTGGGTTCTGATGAGTTACATTTTCTGACTAATGTGCTGACTGATTTCTTTGTTTTAACTGATTCTGGTTACTTTCACAGCCGTATAGAGAAAGAACTAGAGAATTACAGAGTGCAGTTTGCTAAGAATAGAGTCAATGGTCAGCTAGGTGGCAGACCTCGTAAGCCAATAGATACGTCAAATAAAACCCAAGTGGTTTTAGATAATAACCACATGGCAACCGAAAATAACCCAAGTGCGCCCCTAACCAATAACCAAGAACCAATAACCATTAACCAAGAACCAGTTGGTGGAGGTGGTAGAGTCATTGAGTTAAAGATAGCAAACCCACCACCACCCACAGAGTTTACATATTCAAGTCAAAAGTTTTCAATGTATGGTGATTGGACACCTTCTGATAGCTTTGAAACATTAGCTAAGATTGCTGGCGTGAAACTGGGGGATGATTACCCAGTTGATGAGTTCCTAGAGTTTAGGACATACTGGGTAACGCAACCTAATATGCAGCGCACCCAAGGTGAATGGGAACACGCTTTTATTAAAAGCTATAAGATTAAACAACTCAAAGGGGCTAAAAAATGAAATGGGCTAAAAAAGAACAAGACGTTGAAAACAGTCCTAAGTCAGTTGATGGAATGTGTATGTGTTACGGCTGCATCATGCCAGGCTCGTTAAATAGTTCAACCAGTGGGCCAGTCAATGATTGGATGTGTGCTGCACACTTCAGGGCTGATTCTGGTAACTGGGCAACGATAACGCATCGTTACCGCCAGCATGAGCAATTAGTTAATCTAATACTAACCATTCGCAAATCATTTCATGGACAACCATTTGATATTAAAGGCTGGTTAATATCGCTGCACAATAGCGGTGATGCTGAATACTTACCCAATGACTTAGATCGTAGGCTTGATAACAGCTTAAGCATGAGGAAGTGGGGTGTTAGATTGGAAAAGAGATTATATGAACTTGTAACGCATGGCATTACAAACGTGGTTAAAGATGATGGGCCATCTGTATCAAACAGCATTGAGATTATGAACATGGCTGATTTAGTATTGAAAGAGATCGGCAGACGATGATCTGGACTAAAGTTTCTGATTACTGCATTAAGTGTGGTGACTGGACTATTGCTAAATATAATTTAAAGATTGGTGTTAAATACGGTTTATATCGTTTAAACGAAAGCAAAGGGTTCTTTGCTACAGCCGATGAAGCAAAGGCAAGCATAGAGGAGTTGAAATGACTAAAGACGAAACATTAAAGATGCGTGTAGAACAAGACGAGCAATGGGAAAAAGTAATTAACCGTGAATGGCAAGGATTAACGGATGATAAGATAAATGAAATAGTTAGAAATGTTAGCGATGATATGTATCCATGGAAAGGCAATATGCTAATTGGAAAAATTATTCGTGCTATTGAACAAGAGCTAAAGATTAAAAATGGTTTTAGCGGATTAAAGGATAAGAACACATGATTAATAACTTCTCACTGTCACCAGGCAATCTGCCTAACCTTATTGCTAAACTTAACCAGCTAGACCTATCACTTGGTTATGTTGTTACTGCCAAGCCAAGAAAGTCCACACGATCACACTCGCAGAATGACTTGTATTGGAAGTTTGTCACCGAGTTTGGCAAGCACTTTGGCTACGATAAAGACTTCACACACGATATGCTGCGCTACAAGTTCCTATTCAAGATGGTGAACTATGATGGTGAGGAAGCGAAACAGCTACTATCGACCACTAAGCAGGACACCAAAGCAATGAGTGAGTATCTGGACAACTGCATACGATACGCAGCAGAGAATGGGTTTGTGTTTAATGACCAAGGCTGAACGTGCTTATTTTAACAAGGTGGTGGAGCTGGGTTGCATTGTTTGTCAATCACCTGCTGAAATCCATCACTTGAGAACTGGTGCTGGTATGGGTATGAAAAGCAAAGACGTTATACCGCTATGTCCAGACCATCACCGCAACGGTGGTCATGGTGTTGCTATTCATGCTGGGCGCATAGCATTTGAAACAAACTTTGGCACAGAGCTGGAGTTACTGGAGAAACTGAAAGGGTTATTATGAGTGGGATTTACTTCTCTAAAGCTAAGGGAAAGTGGGCAGCGCAAACAAGAGTGCATGGCAGGATGGTTCAGATTGGTGCATACGACACACCAGAGGATGCTGTGAAGGGCTACAGCGAGTTTAAATCGAAACAACAGAGTGAGCCATCACCCAGTGATTTAAAACGCTTGGAACGCTACAAAGAGTTTTGCGCTTACTGCCATATACCTAGAACAATATCTGAATTGTTTGCTTACTTTAGCAGAGCTAACACCAGCTCAATTAGATCGCTGGCTGAATATCTAAGCAGTAACGGCTTTGTTAGCAAAACAATAAGGGACAGTAAAAACAATGCAAAGGACAAATATTATTATCAGACAATTAAAAACTTTACCAAAGCTGATTTAAAGCCCCTTGATCGTAGCTATCAAGTTAAGGTTAAAGCTGAAGTTGAACCTGAAAAAGAAAAGACACCAGGCGCAACCGTAATTAGTTTTGATAGTGGAGTGTTAAGAGAAAAATATACGCAACAACGCAAGGCAGATAGGTTATCTGCAAAAATATCTAAAACTTATGTGAGTGGGAGTAGTTTAAATCTATTATGAAAAATCCAGCAGACAAAGTAGAACAGTGGGACATTAACAAGCTAGTGCCGTATGCACGTAACTCCAGAACGCATAGCGATGAGCAAGTGGCCCAGATAGCAGCAAGCATAAAAGAGTGGGGCTTTACCACAGCAGTATTGGTTGATGAGCAAGGCGGTATAATTGCAGGTCATGGTAGAACACTAGCAGCGCAACGGTTAAAGATGAAAGAAGTGCCTGTGATGGTTGCTGCTGGATGGAGTGATGCAAAGAAACGTGCTTATATCATTGCCGACAACAAACTTGCATTAAACGCTGGGTGGAATAACGAGATGCTTGCACTAGAGTTAGGCGAATTGAAAGACTTGGACTTTGACTTAGACCTGACAGGATTTACTGCTGACGAGATTGCAGCCTTGATGCCAGTGGATGTAACAGAGGGTTTAGTCGATGAGGATCAGATACCAGAAGTGCCTGAAGTTTCAATAACGGTGCAAGGTGATGTATGGGTGTTAGGTAAGCACAGATTGATGTGTGGAGACAGCACAAGCATCGATGCCGTAGAAAAACTAACTGGGGGGGGGGGGATAATTGATATGCTCTTAACCGACCCACCGTATAACGTAGCTTACGAGGGAGGCACAAAGGAAAAGCTAACTATTCAGAATGACTCAATGG